ATACTGTTCATCCCGCTTCTTGCGGGCTTCTTTGTCTTTTTCTAAGATGTCGCAGAGTTCTGATCCCAGGTTTGCTAGCTCCCAACTAGGCATCGTCTCAGCTAGGTTGGCGTAGAACTCGGATTCGGCTGGGGTTGGTGAGTCGTCAAGGGTAACCATTGCCCCACCGTCCTCAGTATCACGGACATTAGAGTCATCCTCAACCTCGTACATCTCACCGTATTCTTGTTCGTTGTCAGCCATTCAATGCTCCGGTTAGATCGCGTATGGGTTTACAGGCTTTGGCTTAGTGTCCCGCTCAACTCTGTCTTCTGCTTTTCTGGTGACTGAGAGGCTATTGCGGTCTGCAAGCAATCTAAGCGCTTGGGTCGTTGAATCCACAAAGTCATCATGCTTGATTGATCCTTCACCATGGAAGCTGCATAGTTGCGAGATTAAAGGGTCAGCCCAGGAACGTGGGTTCCCAGGCCGTTTATCCGATTCTACTACCCAAATGAATCCGTGTGCAAATAAATGCGAGACCGCGTGCAAGCGCTGCAGCTTATCTGCACGGCCAGGATTGTAGGGATACGCCAGGATGTCCTCACGGGCCAGCATCTGACGCAGGCTGATGCCTGATCCTTTGTCCTCGATGATCATCAGGTCAGGCGACTTACCACCAAACATCGATTGCTTTGGGCCAATCAACGGCTTGATCATAGGCCTGAAGTCCTCGTCGCCATACCGAACAGCCCACTCTTTCTTGACCCGTTCGATTAGGCCAGGCAGCCCAAGGTGATCTTGCCAGCAGTCAAGCAGCAGGAAGGCTGGCTTCTTGTCGTGGCGGAAGACACCCCAGACCGAACATGCGGTTGGATCGGGATCGTGGCTCTTGCGGTCAATAGACTTTTCCGTGAACGCCGTGTCAAGGCTCATGACAATGTAGTCAAGAGGCGGCAAGGGCTTGTCGGCCGGCCAGAGCTTGAACCAGCTTCGCTTGATGATACCGGTCTCTTCGGGGTCAATAACCTCGGCGTGGATCTCTTGTCGTCCAAGCTGCGTGCCTTCGTACTGTGTGATCTCAGCAAGAAAGGACTTTGCAAGGTTTGCGGCGTTGTCATAAGTAGACCCTCTGGTGACGTGAATCCTGCTGTTCTTTTTCTCAGCATCTTTGAGCAGCTTACGAACCAGCTCAATGGGCTTAGGAGTCGTGGTGATCACGACCCGTGGATCATCGCCCAGACGTAGACCGAACCGCATCATGTCCCAGGTCTCTTCGACGTACTGCCAAGCAGCCAGCTCATCGCACCAGACTCGGTGGAACTGTGGACCGCGTAAACGACTAGGCTCCTCAGCCGAGAAGCCACGGATCGATGATCCGTTCTTCAAGGTGATCTCGCCAATGGACCTGTTGTAGTTCTCAACCAGGTAATGCGGGATGACCCCCATGATCCCTGATTCACCCTCAAAGCAAACGCCTCTGATGTCACCTGAGGTTGGCGCGATGACCCCGCAGCGAACTCCCGGGTTGTCGGCAGCATAGTTTGCTATGTCCTCGGCCCCGGTCCGGGTCTTACCGAAGCCGCGACCCGCCAAGATTAGCCAGATGCCCCAGTCGCCCGGTGGAGTAACCTGCTGCTCACGGGCAGTGGCTTTCCACTTTAGCTTCCAGGCAATGTGAGCCAGGTCCTCAAGGTCAAGGACAGAGAGATTCGACTGGATGGTCGTGATCTCAGCCTTGGAGAGGATCATTTGCCGCCAGCATTCAGTCGACCGATGAGGTCGGTGATTTGGCCAACTAGCTCGAGCCTCGCTTCAATGGGTCCGCCGTCAGGGCCTGTGATCTCGACCGACTTCTTCTTGGCGTGACCATACTGAACCAGTTCCTTCAAGCAATCCTTACGGACCAGCAGGTCGTGGTTAGGGTCGAAGGCCATCTCTGCCAGTGCCTCCAGTGGATCTCCATGTCTTTGGACGATGCGGTCGAAGATCTCTTGGCGGTTGACGTCACGTTTATTTGGGGTTCCAGCCTTGCGACCGGATCCAGCAGGCTTGACACCTTTCTGAAATGGCATAGCAGTGCTCCTTGTTTCTAAATTATTTCTATTGTAGATCGGACTGCGAAACCGCGTAAACAGGCGAGTCCAAATTCCCTATAGTATGTTTTCTAGACCATAACAGAGTGTATCAATACACTTAACTTTGTTTTTTAATATCGCTCGCTCGTCTTCTAGACTGCGCGTCTGATTAAAGGTTGTATTAATACACTCTGTTATGCCTAAAAATATCATCTATAGCTTTTTTGGTCTCCCTGGCTCCCGGGCATAGCATAACTTGCACAGAATATCGTATAATCTAATCCTCAACCTAGAAAGGATAACGCATGACCACCATGGGAAACTTATTTGACGAGGTCGAAGCTGAGATGCTCAGGCAGTTTAAGGCTCTAACACCAGAGCAACTGGCCGAAGAACAGCGGATCCGCAAAGAAAAGCGCGAGTATGAAGCCCAGCACACCGCGATCGAGACAGACGAGGACCGTGCAGACTTAAACGAATACCCTGAAGAAGAGGACGACTAATCATGAGCTACATCATTGCAAGCCTGCCTCCCTTAAAGTGTTTTGTGCGGCGAGAATTCCTGTACAACCACATTAAGGGCCACGGCGAATTAGAGCCAGCCATCTGGGTAAGCATCAAGGCCCTACGTGGTCAGGTCTTTCGCATCGAATCCTTGCTGCCTAACTACGGCGCCCTGTACGACAAGCTGCCGATCAGTGCCTACGTCTGGAAAGAGGACCACGGAGACTTGCCCATCGATACCCTGCAGCTATGGGATTGCATGGGCTACAGGTTCACAGTCTGCGAGAAGATCGGTCTTAGAAACCTTGGAGTCAAGTTCCTTGGCAAAGACAAGCAATGGCAGCACGGACGCTACATGTTCACCGTGGACTTCTGTGCTGACGGCATGGAGGCAGATACCGGCTTCACGGAGCAAGCTGAGGAGCACAAGAGCTTTAACTTTATCCGCTTGGACAATGGTCAGTTTGCCACGCAACCCAATAACCGCTGCCTGTGGTATGACCAAAGCCTCATTCCTGCTGACGTCAAGTTCCCAGATTTCCAGGCAGCCAAGGACTTTTATACCGTCGACGGAACCCGTAAGTGGTCCGCTGGCGACGACTGGTTTTACAGCATTGAGGAGAAAACAGCATGAGCCGTCCTATTGAAGCAACCGCCCCCTTAGACCTCGATACCGTCAAGATCATCGTATGGGCCAGTGAGCACGGCACAGGTCAGCCTAACATCAGTCGCCTGTACGACATGGAAGCAGCTGACGGCTTAGACCTCAGCCGCGGTACCTTCTTCAATGCCGTCAAGGGACGTAAGGTCACGCAGCACGTGATCGACAAGATCGATGAGTTGATCGCCATCAAAGGCTGGAGAGCCAAGTGGCTGGAACATTGCCGCGAGGAACACAAGAAGCGAGTCATCCGTGCCTTCGAAAGTCCACCGGCTTACTGCTCCGTATGCGGACACGGCTGCCCCAACTGCGGTACCTCCAAGTCAGAGCAGCGTCGGAAGGCCGTCTTCAACTACCTCAAGATGGATCCAACAGACCTTGGCTGCAAGGTACGTGACCGCGAAGAATAAAAAAAGGGGGCATCGAGCCCCCTTAAAATCCTCAACCAACTGTGTCGGCAACTGCTAATTGCGACCATTCATTGTAGATCTTTTTGAAGATCTACTAAACCATTTTGAACGTTTTTTAGTTCACGTCTCAACGCCGCGTTCTCTATCTCCAGGTCTCTTAAATCCTGCAGCTCCTTAATCAGGGCCTCTAGGTCATTTTTCTTCACAATGACATAGTCATCTATGGTATTTATGCTTTTATTGGCCTGAGGCTCATCTCGTGAGCCTAGGACATGTTTAATCCAGGCCTTCATACGTTCTTCTCCTTGAGTTTGGCTTCAATGTCTTTGGCAAAGTCGTCCATCCATGCACCATAAACAATTCGCCATTCAGCAGATAGTAGTTTTAAATCTTCCTCTGTCAGCCCTACCCATTCACGCTTTGGTGGATCAATAGTTTCCTGCAGCAGGTGTATGCCGCCATCGGGTCGGACAACCGCGGCAACTACCCCAATGCGCCTGTCTTTTTCCCAGTGCACCTTAAACGAATACTTAGGCGGCGAGGTTTCATCTTTTATCATTTTTATCCTTAAAAATAAATAACTGAACAGTGATGTATACCGCCAGCAGCATGACCCCACCGGCGAGCAGCAAGAGCAGGAAGATCTCAAGCATCACTTGCCCCTTTCAATGAAGAGACATTGGTTCTGATGGCTTTGGCCCTTGGCGTCAATGTAGTGCTCACCACACCCTGCCGCCCACTCAAGCAGCACAAGGACACAGAAGCACATGACGGCCATGCCAAACAAGGCTTGCAGCAAACACATGCCCAAAATCTTTAGGTATTTCATATCGTCTCCTTATGAAAAACAATGTGCAGCAAGTGCTTCAAGTCGCTGACACCGCCGTTGCAGTAATGCAGGTTGGGGTGCTTGCGGTACTTACCTTGCACAGAGTGGTTGATGAACTTCGTCATAAGGATAGTATGGTCTTTGACCATGGTGCGTAGACTTAGGGCCTGCTCTGCCGTTGCAAAGGTGAAGTCAATCCCTGGCTTGTAATTTCTGATGGTCTCCATTTGGCACCCATTTAGGCCAACGACCAAGACAGTCGGCTGCTTGGGCTTAGGTCTGATGGTTAACTTGTTGAGCTGCTCAATGGGGCCACCAAACAATTCTTCATAGCGGGCGGCCGCTACTTCGGAGACGGTGTCAGGGAACTTGACCTCAGCCGGCCGTCTAGCTTCTATCTTTGCCATGACCCTATCGACAACAGCCTCAAGCAGCTGCTCAAAAAGGTCGCCGATGGTCGCAGCCACAGGCTCTATGGGCGGAGGCGGCTCGACTTTTGGCGGCTCAACAGGCTTAAGCACCTTGCTGCGGCGCTTCTCGGCCGAGGCGCGAGCCTCATTGATCATGGCCTTATGCGTGAACACCTTTTGGTCTGTGATCTTTTGACGGCGTTCATACGGCAAGACCTCCGCTTGAGCATGCTGCAGCAAGTCTTTGTTGCCCATCATCGGCGTCACGCAGCAGATGTCAACCATGCACTCCTTGAGTGCGAGCTTTTCTATGTTAGTCCAAACAACGCGGGTCATTCTTAGATCTCCTCTTGTTGCACAACGATCTTGTAGCCGAGAGCTTTGATCGAGTTAATGGTGGTGGATTTGAGTGTCTTGGTGCCGGCGATGTCGGCAAAGATCTTTGCAGTCTCGCAGACTGGATAGACGGTCTTTTGGCCGTAGACAGATGTGACGCGTACAGTGATTTCCATGATGGTACCTTTCTCCTTTCTGAAAGGGGCCGAAGCCCCGTAGGTTTTAGATTGTGTGCATAGCCGAGACCGGCATATATCCATACTTTTTCCACTCCATACGAATCAACGGGCTGTACGAAGTCTTGCCGTTATCAGCACTCGCCATCGCAGCAAGAACTTGATTGCGAACTTTGTAAATTTCTTTTTTAGTCATGATAACCTTTCTTCTTTCTTAGCAAGGCGAGATTGCCGTGCATGAGTTGTATTCTAGTGCGAAACTGCGCACTGCGCGCATTCTTTGCAAAATAATTGCTAGGACTTTTACTAGTATTTAATTGCGCGCACTGCTGCAGTACGCAG